ATGGCGACCCTTCAAAACCGCAACGGCCGTTGGCGCGCGATTGTGCGCCTCAAAGGCCAACCCACCCAAACCCGCACTTTCCCAACGAAGACAGCCGCAAAGACCTGGGCGGATCGCATCGAGCGTGAAACGCACGATGCCATTGCGCGGGGCACAACTGCCGACCGCAAGATCACCATCGCCCAACTCATCGAATGGCGTAAAGAGGCATTCGATGCGGTCAAGGCGCCTTCTCGCACTCACACCGGCAACCTGACGCGGATCAACGAGGGGCTTGGCGCGATCGAGGTACAGCGCCTCACCTCTACGGATGTGATTGAGTACGCCCGCCGGCGTATCGAAGGCCGCCACATGATGTTTGACGGCCAAATTATCCCTGCAGTCACGCCGGCGACCATGAACGTTGAGTTGGGATACCTTTCCGAGCTACTGAAGCTCGCCGCGCCGCTCAAGGGCGTGAAGCTCGCTATCGACCCCGTCGCGGAGGCTCGCCCGGCGTTGCGCCTTTTGCGATTGGTCGGAAAGTCGCGGCTACGCGACCGTCGTCCTACCGCTGACGAGCTGGAGCGGCTGCATGCTTATTTCGCCACTTCCGCATGGCGATCGAAGATCCCAATGAACGACATTATCGAGTTCGCCGTCTTGACCGCCAAGCGCCAAGGCGAGATCACGCGCTTGCTTTGGTCGGACCTGGACGCGACCAACCGCACGGCGCTAGTGCGCGATGCCAAGCACCCCCGGCAGAAGTTGGGCAACCATCGTCGCTTTCCGCTGCTAGGCGCGGCTTGGGATTTGGTGCAGCGACAACCGCGCCTCGCCGAACAGGAGCGAATTTTCCCGTTCGACCCGAAGTCCATCAGCACTGCATTCACGCGAGCTTGCATTCGGCTCGGGATTAAGGACCTGGATTTTCACGACCTTCGGCACGAAGCGACGTCGCGCCTCTTCGAACAGGGTTACGACATCCCCGAAGTAGCGGCAGTCACGCTGCATACGTCGTGGAATGAGCTGAAGCGCTACACGCAGCTACGGCCTGAGTCACTTCATCGAGACGCTCCGGCGGTCGAGGTGGCTTAGCGATAGCTGTCTCATTCCCTGAAACCAAGGGGCCGCAATGTGCCTGCATGCCCCGACCGACCCTCCCCAACGCCTGCCACTGGGCGGGCACTGAAGACGCCCCGCTCCTGATGTTCAACTATCGGGTGGTGGCAATTATCAACCCGGCTGAGCGTGGCCAGCCCGCGTATCTGTGTCTGATGTGGGGCGGCAAGACGATCGTGGTTAACCACCCTGGGAGCATTGCCCAGGCGAAACGTCACATCGAACGCTGGGTGGCAGCCAAGGCCGACTTGCCTGGCCAACGCCGCGCGAACAAGCGGATGAATCAAGTACCGCGGCGCCCAGATCCGACGGTCCTGGCCGCGATCGATCGCACGATGCGCTGGTGAACAGCTACCCCCGGAACTTTGGCGTCAGCTCCTCGGGCATCAGGCCAGCCGCATCTAGGTGCCACATGGCCAGCTGCCAAATGTAGATGGCGTCCGCCTTCGCGCAGTGATCGACAATTGACTGGACCCGTTCTCGGAACCAGCCGTAATCGAAGTCATCAGCCTCCGCGGTATCGCCCCCGGGCAGGTCCCGGCGTAGCTGGTCCAACAATGCGGTGGCCATCTCCCGGGTCATCATGCGCGCAGTTTAATCCCGACCGGCATTAACCGGGATATCACCCTCCGGCTACGCGCACCGGCCTATCCTTCAGCACCCGTCGAGGGCGCAGTCGAGGTGGTTATGACCGTCGATTTCGACACACGTGAAGCGGCAGCCGAGCGCTTCAACAGGCTTCTGTCCGGGAGCTGGGGGCCGCGCGACATGGCGCTCTACGACGTCTACTTGCGCGGGTGGTCGAGGGAGGCGATACCCATACGGTGCTGGCTTCCGGCAACGCACGTGGACCTTGTCGCTGCGGCGGGATCCGCCGTCGAGCTGCCGCCGGGGTTCGTAGTCGATGTGAGGCGTCTTTCCAGCAAGGCGGCCGCCGCGGTCGAGTCTGCGGCCGCCGAGGACGACTGGAAGCGCTACGGGTGACCGCAGCTACGCTGCGAGCTGGTGCTCGTAGAACGGATGCTGCTTGTCATCGAATATTGCGTACAGCGCGGCCAGATTGCTCGGATTCGGGTTGAGCCAGGCGTCGATGTGCTCGGGCTTGATATTGATGATGGTCCGGTCATGGCCAGCGGCGGCCACCTCGGGCTCGGGCTCGTCGGTGATGGCTGCGAAGCTGAGCAGGTTCGGCTCTTGCCCTTTGGGGTCGGTCCAGGCGGACCATAGGCACGCCACCAGCATTGGCCGGCGATCGCGCGGCGTGAACTGGATGACCTGGTTCTTGCCGTCCGGCCCCTCGACGTTCTCGTAGAACGTGTCCACCACCAGGATGGCATGGTTATAGCCGAAGACCTCGCGCCAGAACCCTTCCAGGCTATCGCGGCGAGCGTTGTAAGTACCCGGGTATTTGGTGTCATAGAACGCCGGCTTGCCCTCCGGGCGGCACTGGTACCGCATGGGCTTGATCACCCTGCGACCGCCTTCGCTGACGATCACCGGCGCGTACATGCCCGGGAATATGCGGCTGTCCCGCGGCAAGTGTTCGGTGCGCCGTAGGTCGGCCAGCTTCTGGGTGGCGCGCTCGATCTTGTTGCCGGCGACGCGCACATCGTTCTCGACCTTCTTCGTGACCTTCACCTGCAGCGATCGCTCGGCGTTGTTGAGCCGCGACTTCTGGGTGAATAGCTCCTTGTGCAGGGCGGAAGCGTCATCGTCCTGCCAACCCTTGATCAAGTTCCAAATCCGCAGCTCGGCGTCAGTGCCCCACTCGGCGAAGGCATCCTCAAGCGCCTTCGGTGTCTTCGGCCGGCCGCGTTCCAGTCCGTCCCCGCGCAGCCAAAGTCGGGCGAACGCCCCCAAATCCATGATGGCGCCGAACTTGCGCACCAGCTTCTTGTAGTCGGCCTCGATCTGGGCGGAATAGCACACGGCGTCAGGCCTCTCCTTCCGCCAGGGACACCAGGCCGCGGCGCTCGAGCATGGCCAGCGCCTGGTCTTCTACCCAGCACCGGCCGTCGGCACTGGCGTCGTCGGCGATCGCGTCGGCGATGCCGGCGAACGCCACGAAGAAGTGATCGCCCTCGCTGGCCAGCAGGCCATCAACGGCCGCATCGAGGCGTTCGAGGTGCGCCTGCAGCACATAGCGGGTCAGTGCCATAGCGTGGGCTCCGGTGTTAGCGAGTGGCTGTGCCGAACCATTCTAGGGCGCCCTATCTCAATTTTTCAGATGCCCACCGGGAACAGGTAATTTAGGTAACCTGTTCAGAATATTGCCAATTTATCCATTACTATCAACAACATATGAACATATTTCAAAGGTAATTCCGGGGTAATGTTGAGGTAACGGGATTACCTTTTGGGGAGGTAATCTGATCCTTAAAAAAAGTCCTTAAAAATCAATAACATTACCTTTTCAGGCTGGCCGGATTACCTCAAATTACCTCCCGAGGTAACCTCACTTTCTCTCTACACATCAAACACTTAGGCGCGCGTCAGCGGGCCCGATTACCTGATTACCCGTTTCCGATGGCCACTGGGAAATTCTGGCCACCGACTGGTTGCCGGGTAGGACCGCCTAGGACGTCGTTCAAAGGGCCTTCCCGCGCAGGGAACCGCAGGGCCGGACAACCGCCCGAGAGGCCCGCGAGACGCAGCGGTGGCGGGCGCTGGGCCCGGGGCGCGGGGGTGCGGAAAAACGGGCGCATGAAGACCGCAGGCGTGGCGGGGCGACGACTGCGCGCGCCGGGGCCAGCGACGCTGGATGACCGCAAGGGGGCACCTAAGGCCGCCCTTCGCTGCGGCATCCGTACCTAGCTGCTCGCGTGGGCCCTTTTTGCTATCCCCAACCGGTGGTGTAAGGTCTGGGGTCAGGGGGGCATCTCGCCAGCCAGACTGGGAGCGCCCGATAGCGCGCGTCAGCCAAGCGCGCCGCGAACATGGATTTGTGACCAGGGGATAACATGAACCGAAGGATATTGCTGGCAGTGTCGGCGACCGTGATCGTCGGGGGCCTAGCCGGGTACCTGTACTGGAATACGAAGAGCGGATCGAGCACCTCGCTCACCAACGGCGGCCAACCGGCCTACCCTGTCGCCAACGAACCATCAGCCAATCACGCGGCTCCGCACAGCGGGCCGGCGCAGGCGCTAGGGCGATCATCCAATGAAGCCCTTCAGTCATTCCTGACAACAAAGGCCCGTGCTGAGGCTGGAGACGCTGTGGCCCAGCGCGAGTTGGCCGAAATGTACGGCCGGTGCATGCCGATCAACATCGATCCGCAGAAATTCCTCGCGAGCATAGATGCGATGGCGGCCGTGTCAAAGTCGCCTGCAAACGCCGAAGGAATGAAGCGCGTCGCCCAGGCAACCGCCGTCGAATGCGCGGCTGTGGACAACGGCGCAATCATTCCCCTTGAAGCTCGCAACCTTTGGTTGGATCAGGCGGCAAAGCAAGGCGACCTTGCCGCGCAGGCTCAGACATTCATGGGGACAGACAAGCGACCGCAGGGTGATGATTTGCGGAAGTTCATGGACGAGGTCGTGGCCAGCGGCGACCCGGCGGCTCTGTTCGAGATGGGCCAGCTTGTTTCGGGGAATTCGACCGGGGAAGGATCGGGCAAGTATGCAAATGTGGCAGGCGACGCGCTCTCGGGATATGCATGGAGCATCGTGGCGTGCCAGCGCGGCCTGAACTGCAACGCCGGATCATCGATCATGAATTCGGTGTGCCTCAACACCAGCGGCTGCTCAAGCCCAGATTTCGAATCGTTCGTGCGGGATAATCTTGTCAGTGCCGGCGATGCAGCCTTGCTCAACAGCAAGGTCCAGGAGGTGAGTTCCCTTTTGCCCAACCCAACCAGGTGACAATCCATGGAAAGGAAGTTGTTTTCTAGGCGCACGGTTTTCTTGTTCCTTGCGCTGTTGGCGTTCGCTGCAATTGCAAAGACTATCAACATCAACGCTGGGGCATATCCGTATAACACGGTACCCGCTGCTCAAGGCATCAGCGTGAGTGACGACAGTACGCTTCGAATGGCGGCGCTCACGGCGCTGACAGGCATGTATCGCACCATTTCGGGTGTTGCTTCTGTCAGCATTGGCGATGTGATCGCGGTGACGTATGACGATGGCAGTAAGGAACAAGGCAACGTCGTGTGTATGGCCGGTTCGGTCTGCGTCATGCCGGTTCCGGGCACTCAACAGGGCGCCAACGACGGCGGCGGCACTGCTGGTGGCGGCGGCGGCGGCGAAGGCAGCGGCGGTGGTGGCAGTGGCAACGGGGGCGGCGGCTCAGGCGGAAACCTAGGCGAATGCCCCGGGCCCGCCTGCACTGTGTCGGTAGGCTAAGTTCGAAGCCCCAGGAAAAAGAGAGCCGCCCGTAAGGGCGGCTTTTTTTCGATCGAAGTCATGCCGAGCATCAGGTCTCGGACATCTGCCAACCCTCGCGCAATAGATTGGTCCTCAGCTCAGCGTCCAGCCGACCTCGCGCCAAGCTGGTGTAATGGCCGGTCATCTCGATGCCGGTACACTCGTAGCCCTCGACGAGAGCAGCTACGAGCGTGGTACCGCTTCCGGCAAACGGGTCGAGAATGCGCCCGCCCGGCTCACAGATCCGGACCAGCTGGCGCATCAGCGCCGTGGGCTTGCCAGTCAGGTGGTGCTTGTCGGCCTTCCGCACGGGCTCCCGGATCACACCAGGCAGGACTGGGGCTCGACGTTGCAGCGGCATATGGCCCTTGCTGCCCCACACGATGTATTCGGCCTGGTTGCGGAAGCGGCCGAGCTGCGGCCGTACGCCTTCGGTCTTGTCCCACACGGTGATGCCGCGCCAGGTGAACCCCGCCAGCTGCAGCGCGTCGGTGGTGAGCGGCAGCTGCCGCCAGTCGGTAAACAGCAGCACCGGCGAGCCATCCTTCAGCAGCCGCGCGCATTCGCTCAGCCAAAGGTGCATCCAGCGCAGGTGTGCACGCTGGTCGCGTTCGTCGCCAACGAAGTCGGCGTGGCCACCCTCGCGGCAGTACTTCTTCGATGGCGCCTGGGCCCGGGCCGCAGCGGTGACGCCACCGCTTGCGTAGGGCGGGTCAGTGATCAGCGCGTCGAACGATTCGGCTTCGAGCGTGGGCAGGATCTTCAGGGCGTCGCCCTGCAACAGCTGGTTGGTCATGGAGAGAGCCTTCTTGGTCGAATCGCTCGCGGCGATCTGAGGTGAGGCTCTCGGCCTTCAGGTGATTGAGCGTGCCGCAGCGTGGGCACTTGATCTGGAGCTGGTCGAATGCCCCGGCCTTGCACAGCAGCCGGGCACAGTCGCCACATCGCACGTTCTTTAGCATCGTTGCTTGGTCGTGGTGGGTTACGCCGCCGCTGCCGGCGGCTGGTAGGGTTGGAACGCGATGACTTCTTCGCCGAGCCAGTCGTTGACCTTGAGCATGCGCGACTGCAAAGGTTCGAGCTCGTTGGCAGCCCACACGGCGGCCGCGTCGCGCACGTTGCCGAAGCCGCCGGCGTTTTGCGGCACGATGCCGATGAGCTGCGGAGGCACGCGCAACACAGCCATCATGTCATCGCGGGTGATGCCCTTGATCCCGGTGAATTCGTCCTTGGCCGCCACCTCGCTGACCGGGATGAGCTTGATGCCGTCCTTGTTGCCCCCGGGCGCGTGGATGAAGAGGTTTCGGAAGTTGCCCGGGCCTTTCGCCTGCTTGAGCGCCGTGCGGAGGTTGTCGACGTCCGTCTGGTCCTGGCGCTCGTCGGTCAGGTACAAGATGAAGCCGGCGTGCGAGCCGTTGTTGTAGTACTTCCGGCGGAACAGGGTCGCCGACTCGTTGAGCAGTGCAGACTGCGTGGCACTCAGCCATTCCGGCAAGCCATAGATCTCCTGGTCAACGTCAGCCTCGCGCAGTTGGAAAACGCTGCCGGGCGCGAAGGCGTGCTCCTGGCCCCATGCCTGGACCTGATAGAACTCGCCCTCGACAATCCCGCGACGCATGTACTTGGCCAGTGGCGCGTGCAGGGCCAGCGTGGAGCCAAGCCGTGAGCGGCGCTGCTCGATGTAGGCCATGCCAAAGGTGAGCCAGTCCAGCGAAAGCTGCTCGAAAGCCTCGCGCGAGAGCAACGGGTGCGGTTTGAACGTGCGCGCCAGCATGTTGCGCTTGAAGATCAAGCCCGAGGCCAAGTACGGGTTCGATCGTGTGGTGCGCGAAAGGCCTTCGAGGGAGACCGGCGGTTCGTACCAAAGGCCGTTCTGCCAGCACTGCAGGTAGTCGTAGATCCCGCGCTGTTCCAGGACGGGCGTCGGGTCACCGAAGGTGAAGGCATCGATCCCTGCCGGCGGCGTTGCCGCGTCGGCCGCGACGGTGTCGGGGTTGGTCATCAGCAGATCTCCATCGAGCCAGTTGCCGCCACGCGGCCTTCCAGCGGTTCGTTCTGCAGGGCATGGAACAGCGCCCACGCCAGGTCGCCGTGGCCGGTCTCCTCGCTGCGCCCTGCGGTGTAGGTGGAATGGCGGCCGCTGGCCGTCATCGTCTTGCGGATCGACATCAGCGACTGGGCCAGGTCCGTCCAGCCGGCATCGAACTCCAGGCGGCTGTTGTGAATCACGTCGAAGGCCTTCAGCACCAGCCGCGTTTTAACCTCGGGCGAGTAGCTGAAGGTGGTGACACCCGGGAAGAACTGCTTGACCAGCTGTGCAACGCCGGTGCCCATGCCGGTGGTGTCGATGCCGATGTAGGTCACCCAGTAGCGCTGGGTGATCTTGCGGATGAACTCGGCCTGGGCCTTGAAGTCCATACCCCGGAACTGGTGGCGTTCCAACACCCTGAAGTTGCCGCCATCGACCAGCGGCGGTGCCACCACGACCAGGCCTGCGGTGTCGCCGGTCTCGGCCGGGTCGTAGCCGATCCACACCGCACGGTCGCCGTAGGGGCGCTGGGCGAAGGGTTTGTAGTCCTGGCCCCAGGTGATCCAGCTATCGACCATGCACGGCTGCAGCATGGCCAGGGGGAACACGCTGGCGCCGTCGTCCACGAACTCGCACATCAGCAGGTTCGCGAAGGCCTCGGCGCTGTACTCCTCGCGAAGTTCTGCCACGTCGAACAGCTCGCAGCCACGCCGCGCGGCGTCCATGATCGTGACGATCTGGCGCCACACCCGGTCCTCGCACGCGCGGCCATTGATCAGGGCGTCGTGGCTGACGTCGATCTTGATGCGCTCGCTGGCCGGGCGGCCGCGGTTGCGGCGCTCGCCTGTCCAGAACGGGTAGGCCTCATGGCCCATGCTCGATGGCGTGCTGAAGTAGGTCTTGCGGTACTTCTTCTGCATCGCCATGCCGCTGGCGACCTTGTTCAGCTCCTCAAAGCCATAGGTCCAGAAGAACTCATCGAAGTAGAAGTTGCCGTGGTAACCCTGCGCGGTGCGGGCATTGGTGCCGAGGAAGAACAGCTGCGCCCCGTTGGCAAGTTCAATGCCCGCTTCGCCGCCAGACAGCTTCTCGTCCAGCACCTCACGCACGAAGGCCTGCATGTAGCCGCGGAAAATGTGGGCCTGCGCCTTCGACGCCGACAGGAATATCTGGTTGCGGCCGGTGGTGAGCGCATCGATCAGCGCCTCTCGGGCGAAGTAGAACGTGGCGCCGATCTGGCGCGATTTCAGGATGGCGCGCGTGCGCTGGGTGCCCGCTCTGTACCAGTCGCGCTGGTAGTCAAAGCAGCCCTCCTTGAACGCGTCGATCAGCTTCTCGACCTGCTCTTCGCTGAAATCGTTGCGACGCTGCGGCTTGCGTGGCCCAGCGTTCCGGTTAGCCACGTTGGGGTTGAGGTCACCCTCATTGCCGCCGCCCTGGTAACGCTGGATGCGGGCTTGCCGTTCCAGCTGCCGGTGCAGCAGGTCGATTTCCTTGTAGTCGCCGCCGGTCTTCTCCGGCTTCATGATCAGGATCGTCAGCCGTGCTTCCAGCGCGCCGCCGATCCGTTCGATGTTGTCGGCGCGGTCCCACTCGTCACGCGCCTTCCAACTGTGTATCGTCTTTTCCTTCTCGCCGGTCGCCTCGGCGATCTCGCACACGCGCCAGCCCATCCAGTACAGGAACTTGGCTTGGCGGCGTGGATCGAGGGGTAGCTTTTCAGCAACGGCAGTCATGTTGAATAGGCTGACTTCCGCCCTCGCATCTCAGTAGTTCACACGCACGTAACCGCCTGACTTACAAGGCGGCTTCATTGCTGCGCGTCTCGCGCGACTCGACCATGGATCCATCACCTCAACAACGCGCCCAGCGCGGGGGATCCATGAAGAAGAAGTTCAAGTCGAAGTTTTTCTGCGTCGCCGTCGAAGGTGCCACCACCGACGGTCGCCAGATCGAGCGCAGCTGGATCCAGGACATGGCCGCCACTTACGACCCAAAGGTCTACAGCGCCCGGATCTGGATCGAGCACATGCGCAGCATGCTGCCGGACTCCCCGTTCCGCGCCTACGGCGACGTGACCGCAGTCAAGGCCGAAGAGATCACCATCGACGGAGCGAAGAAGCTGGCCCTGTTCGCTCAGATCGAGCCGACCAACGACCTGGTCAACATCGTCAACAAGCTCAAGCAGAAGCTGTTCACCAGCATTGAGGTGTCGCCCAAGTTCGCCGACTCCGGCAAGGCCTACCTGATGGGCCTGGCGGTGACCGATTCCCCGGCCAGCATCGGCACCTCGATGCTCGCCTTCGCCGCGCAAAATCCCGAGGCCAACCCCCTGGCCGATCGCAAGCTGGCCAAGGACAACCTGTTCAGCGCTGCCACGCAGACCGACGTGGAGCTGGAAGAGCAGATCGAAGCTCCAACGCCCGGCGCGGCCCTGCTCTCTCGCCTCAAGAAGCTGCTCGGCGCCGAGCCCGAACCGCAGCCGGAGGACACCGACTTCGCTGCCATCGGCCAGGTCGTCACCGAGCTTGCCCAGGGCCAGATTGATCAGGGCGTCGAGTTCGCCAGCCTGAAGGCCGCCCAGGACAAGGCAGACACCGCGCTGGCCAAGCTGACCGAGGAGTTCAACGCGCTGCGCACGCAGCTGTCGCAGCAGCCCGACCCGGCGCAGCAGCACCGTCCGGCCGTCACCGGCAACGACGCCACCGCCCTCACCGACTGCTGACCAGCGCCCGCCGGTCCCACCAGCACGCCCGTTCCCCAATCTTCTTTCGGAGCACCCATGCGTAACGAAACCCGTCTGCAGTTCGACCAGTACACCAGCCAGATCGCCAAGCTCAGCGGCGTGTCTTCGGCCCTGGTTTCTTTCTCGGTCGATCCGACCACCCAGCAGAAGCTGGAAGCCCGCATGCAGGAGTCCAGCGACTTCCTCGGCAAGATCAACGTTGTTCCCGTCGATGAGCTGTCCGGCGAAAAGGTGGGCGTGGGCGTGTCCAGCACCATCGCCGGCCGCACCGACACCAGCGGCGGCGGCGAGCGCGTGCCCAACGACGTGACCGCGCTCGACAAGAACACCTACACCTGCAAGAAGACCGACTTCGATACGGCCATCCCGTATTCCCGGCTCGACGCCTGGGCCAAGTTCCCGAACTTCCAGACCGTGCTGCGCGACGCAATCATCCAGCGCCAGGCATTGGACCGCATCATGATCGGTTTCAACGGCACCAGTGCCGCTGCCACCACCAACCGCGTCACCAGCCCGCTGCTGCAGGACGTCAACACTGGCTGGCTGCAGCAGTACCGCGAGAATGCGCCGCAGCGCGTGTTGCACGAGGGCACGACCGCCGGCAAGGTCCGCGTGGGCGCTGGCGGCGACTATGCCAATCTCGACGCCCTGGTGTACGACGCGGTCAACAACCTGATCGATCCGTGGCACCAGGAAGACACCGGCCTGGTCGTGATCCTCAGCCGCAGCCTGCTGCACGACAAGTACTTCCCGCTGCTTAATCAGGATCAGCCTGCGACCGAAAAGATCGCCAGCGACCTGATCATCAGCCAGAAGCGCGTTGGCGGCCTACAGGCGGTCCGCGTGCCGTTCGTTCCGGCCGGCGCGCTGATGATCACCTCGCTGGCCAACCTGTCGCTGTACTACCAGTTGGGCGGCCGCCGTCGCTACATCCAGGAGAAGCCCTCGAAGAACCGCATCGAGAACTTCGAGTCGTCCAACGACGCCTACGTGGTCGAGGACTACGGCCTGGGCTGCGTGGTCGAAAACATCGAGTTGGTCTGAGCAAGATGGCCGACTCTCCCGCCAAGCGCCACCACAGCCGCGTCCTCGCGGCTCTGGAGGCCGAGAAGCGCGCCCCCGGCCAGTTGATGGCCGGGTCCACCCTCTACGAACAGCAGCTCGCCGAGCTGCACGGCGACCGCCTGCACCTCAAGACAGTGCAGAGCGAAGAAGGCAAGGCCGAACTAAAGCGGCAGCTGTTGCCCAAGTACGAGCCCTACCTGGACGGCGTGCTGCAGGCCGACAGCGGCGCCCAGGACGAGATCGTCACCAACGCAATGGTCTGGCACATCGATGCCGGCAACTATGGGCGCGGGTTGGAGCTGGCCGGCTATGTACTGCGCCATGACCTCAAGCTGCCCGATCGCTTCAAGCGCACCATCGGCTGTCTGGTCGCTGAGGAAATCGCTGAGGCCGCAAACAAGGTGCAGCGCGGAGGCGAAGCGTTCGACCTGCAGGTGTTGCAGAGCGCCTTCGAGCTGACTGAAGCCCAAGACATGCCCGACGAGGTGCGCGCCAAGCTGATGCTCGCCTGGGGACGCGGACTGATGGCCTCTGTGGGCGAGGAGCCGCAGCCCAGCGACCAAGCCAACGTCTCACTGGCGATCGTGACGTTGCACCGCGCCATCCAGCTGCACAGCAGCTGCGGCGGCAAGAAGGATCTGGAGCGCGCCGAGCGCGTCCTGAAGAAGTTCGGCGCCGAGCAGACGGACAGCAACACGTCCGAAGGCGAAGGCGCGTAACCGAGCGTCCCCGCGACCCGGCCGGCTCGGGGCTGATCCACAGCGTCTCTCTTCCGCTGTGGTGAAGCCCCGACCACCGGCCACTTTTTCGAGTGCCCCATGAGCGGTTTCATCGCCAACGCCAGTCCCACCAACGCGGCCACCATCGCCAACGCCCTGTTCTGGCCGGAGGTCGATCTCGACACGGTCCGCAAGCGCATGCGCCTGGACGGCAGCGTCACCGACGATCGGCTGCGCGAAGCCACCGTGGCGGCCATGTGGTTCGTCAACGATGCGCTGGCCACCTGGCGCGCGGGCCAACAGGCGGCCGGCTACGACTCGCTGGACGAAGTCCCGGGCCCGTCGATCGGCGGCGTGCCGCGCGGCGTTGCGCTGTACATGCGGGCGATTCATTGCGCGGTCGGGGCCGAGCTGGCCGAGCGCTACCGCTCGTTTGATGCCACCGACAGCGCCAACCAGCGCGCCGATGACCTGACCCCATCGATCACCGAACTGCGCCGCGACCTTGCCTGGGCGTTGAGCGATCTGCAGGCCCGCCCGCGCACCACGGTGGAGCTGATCTGATGCGGGTCTACGCACAGCAGGGCGACACGGTGGATCTGCTGTGCTGGCGCCATCTGGGCAGCACCACCGGCCTGGTCGAGAAGACCCTCGAACTCAACCCTGGCCTCGCTCAGCTCGGCCTGGTGCTGCCACACGGCACCGCCGTAGATCTGCCCGAAGTCTCCTCCACCACCAACGCGGCGGCAGTGGCCACCGTGCAGCTATGGGACTGACCTGATGACCGAACCCACCTCCGTATCGAGCGGCATTGTGATCGCCACCGGCGTGGGCATTGCTTCCATCCTTCCGGGCATCGACGGCGATGCGCTGATCGGTGCCTTCGCTGGCGCCACGTTGTTCGTGGTCTCGGCCGCCAAGCTGCCGCTGTGGTTGCGCCTGGTGTACCTGGCCATCAGCGTGATCGCCGGCTACCAAGGCGCCCCCGAGGCCTTGCGTTGGCTCCCACTCAAGTCCACCGGCGTGGCCGCCTTCCTGTGCGCGGCCTGCGCCATCACGTTGACCTTGGCCCTGATCGAGCGCGCCAAGGCCATCGACCTGTCCTCGATCATCCGCCGTGGAGGTCCGCCCAGTGCATAGCCTGGTCACCATCCTGACGCTGGTGGCGTGCGTTGCCATCTGCGTGCGCCTGCTCACCTATCACCGTCCAGCCGACGCGCGGCACCGCCATGGCGCCAGCTGGTGCGCGTGGCTGCTGATCGCCAGCACGGGCGGCCAGGCGCTGCACATCCTCCTCGCCGGCGCCGCCGCCCAGGTCACCGCCTGGAACCTGGGTGTGCTGATCGTCCTCGCCGTCCTGACCTACCGCGCTCGCGGTAACGTCGCCCGCCTCATGAGGTTCAACTGATGCTGTTCACCGCCGACGAACTGGCCCGGATCATGCGCTGCCCGGCGGCGCGCGCGGTCCGCTGGCACCCGCACCTGGTCACCGCTGCCGGCCGCTTTGGGATCTTAACCCGCCGACGCGCCGCGCACTGGCTGGCGCAGGTGGGACACGAAAGCCTCAGCCTCTCGCGCGTGGAGGAGAGCCTTAGCTACAGCCGCGAGCGGTTGCTTGAGGTCTTCGGCAATGAGGTCTCGCCCGCGCAGGCCGGTCGCTTCGTGCATAACCCCGCTGCATTGGGCAACCACGTCTACGCCTTCCAGAACGGCAATGGCAGCGAGGCCAGCGGCGACGGCTTCCTGTTCCGCGGCCGCGGTCCAATGCAACACACCGGCCGCGGCAACTACCGCCACATGGGCAAGCTGATCGGCTTGCCCCTGGAAGAGCAGCCCGCGCTGCTGATCGAGCTGGAGGCCGGCGCGCTGGCAGCGGCCGCCTTCTGGCAGGACGTGGGCTGCAACCAGCTGGCTGACACGAGCGATGTGCTCGGCGTTGGCCGCAAGATCAACCTCGGCACGCTGCGCACCACGCGCCTGCCCAACGGCCACGCAGACCGCGTTGCGCGCACCAAGCTGGCGCTCCAAGTGCTGGAGGTGCGTTGATGCCCTCCCCTCGCGTAATCGCCCTGATCATCGTCCTGGTGCTGCTGGCGGCCATCGGCTATGGCGCCGTGTGGCAGGAGCACCGGATCAACGTCGCGCAGCAGGAGCGTGACAACGCGCAGGCCCAGCTGCGGGACGCCCGGGCCATCGCCGGCAGCGCGAAGATCACCACCCAAGTGGTGACGCAGTACGTCGATCGCGTGCAGGTCGTGCGCGAGGTCGGCGCCACCATCACCAAAGAGGTTCCTGTCTATGTCACTGCGAGAGCTGACGCTGCTTGCCCTGTCCCTGTCGGCTTTGTGCGGCTGCACGACGCAGCCGCCGAAGGCCATGTTCCCGAGCCGACCGCCGGAGATCCTGATGCGCCAGCCCCAGGGCTTGCGCTCTCTGCCGTCGCCGACACCGTCGCCGACAACTACACCACCTGCCACGCCAACGCCGAGCAGCTGATCGCCCTGCAGGCCTGGGTGCGGCAACACTCGCCGCCGGAGCCTTCGCCGTGAGGAAGCCGGCCGCACTGCGCGCGCACCTGGTGGCCGCCATGCCCGACCTGGCGCGTGATGCCGACCGCCTGCTGGTATTCGTGGATGCCGGCTCGATCGTGTCCACCTTTGCGCCCGGCGAATCGTTCCAGTACAGCTACACGCTGAACCTCATCGTCACCGACATGGCCGAGGATCCGGACCGGTTGATGCTCCACTTGTCGGAGTGGATCCGCGTCGAGCAACCGGAGCTGATGGCCAACCCCGCCCGGCGCGAGGAGATTCGCTTCGAGGTGGACGTGCTGGCCAACGACAAGTTCGACGTGTCCATCAAGTTTCCGGCAACGGAACGGGTCATCGTTACGCGGGACGAAGAAGGCAAGGCGCAGTTCGCCAACCCGCCCGAGCCGCAGATCGCGGCCGACTGGATGCCCACCGGTGGATGACCTGGCCGCCCTTGAGGCTTGGGCGGCGCCGCTGCTGCGCCGCCTCGAGCCTGGCGAGCGCCGGCGCCTGGCCCGCACTGTGGGCACCGCCCTGCGGCGCTCGCAGACGCACCGCATCGCCCGTCAGCAGAATCCCGATGGAACGCCCTATGCGCCGCGCAAGCAGCAGCTGCGCAGCAAGACCGGCCGCATCCGGCGGCTGAAAATGTTCGTCAAGTTGCGGCAGGCCAAGTACTTCAAAGTCACGGCCACTGACCAGGCGGTATCGGTGGGCTTCACTGGCCGCGTCGGGCGCATCGCCCGCGTGCACCAAGAAGGCATGATGGACGCAGTTCGCCCAGGCGGGCCGCGTACCCGCTATGAGCGTCGTGCACTATTAGGCTTTACGCAGGCAGACCGCGAGCTTGTGAATCAGCTGCTCGTCGAGCATCTGACACTTAAGCGACCCTAACGCGGGATGCAGTGTGGGTACACCCTGGAAAGAAGCGTATACAGGGCCACCACAACGTACCCACCGAACAGCGCCAATTGCTTCCCCCAAAAAAAAGTCAATGTCGGCCAATTGATCTGCTCCGGCGCTTCGATCTTGACCTCTTGATAAGTGGATCCCGGCATCTTTTGCAACCGCGTCTCGGTGTATCGAGAGAATATCCCCCACGCGGCCGACGCATAGGCGTAATGGAGGACATCGAGTACCAGCACTAAGACGAACACGCACCCGGCAACGTAGAGCAAGCCGGGAAGGCTTTCGATCCCGCCTTCTTTAGGCCTAAATAACCAGATGAACGCAAGGCCGGCGAGCGCCAGCGTTCTCGCGTTCTGGCTGGCCGCCGCGCTTGCCACGTAGTAGTTCTCGCGGAACTTTGCCAAATCAGCGCTTTTTGCCACGGGCGCCTCCGCTGGACGTACCGCGCGGACCACCACTGTTTGTGCCGCTCGCGGTCTTCTTTGCGGCAACTTTCTTCGCAACAGGTTTGACTTGGGTGAGCACGCTGCCTGCTAGCGTTCCAGTTGACGATTTATGGGCGCCCCCTTGACGGTCCAACACCTTTGCCGCCTTTTTGGCGACACTGGGCGAGGTGGACTTTTTCGCGTCCCTCTGCGAAAGCGCACTGCCGGCCAAGGTCTTGGCCACCTTGCTCGAACCTTTGTCCGCTAGGACCTTTCCCGCCGTGCTTCCAACCTTCTTGGAAGTCTTCTCAGTCTTGGACATACCCCCTCCCTGAAGTGAGAAATTGGCTCGGTGCCGAGCCCGTACGAATCGTACACCCGCGGGTGCTGGTTTTACCGAAGACGCCAATGACCCACTTTGGCGGGGATTCCCCACGCGTCTGAGGAGCTTGGATCTGTCAACTCCACCTGCGCGGCCATTGCGTCTTTTAGCTCGACGACATCGCCTCCGCTTGAGCAGTGGGAATATTCCCTACACGCTGCGAGTCATTCCCCGACAACTGCTACGTCACTGCGACTGCTACAGTTCCGCGCGAAACCGAACATGGAGTTCGGTACAGGGGACACCATGTCTGTAAACACTGTTGCCGCGCCGTCAGCCGCACCGAAGGCCGCGTGGATTTGCCTGGCCATCGCGTGGGTTTGCTTTGTCCTCCCCATCCCGGGCATCGGCCTTTTCGTCGGCTGGCCGCTCAACCTGGTGGCCTTCATTCTTGCCATCGTCGCCATGGCCAAGCGCGGCACCACTGCCGGCCTGTGGCAGTTGCTGGCATCACTCATCGTGTCGCCGGTCGTCTACCTCATCGGTCTGGGAATCATGGCCGGCGTCGGCGGAATGGCGGCTCAGAACGCCGGCACGAACGCAGCAGCCCGCCAGCAGGCAGCAACAGCGGCCACTGCCGAGGTTGCGACTACCCAGCAGCAGCCCATTGAAGTTGGCGCGCGCCAGCTGCACGCGGCCTATGGTGCGAACGAAGTTGCCGCCGATCAGCACTTCAAGGGCAAGCCGCTGCTGGTAACCGGAACAGTCGAAGCCATTGATTCGGGCTTCGGCGATGAACCCGACGTTCGCCTGTCCGCCGGCGACTTCGCATTCGTTCTCGTCAAGGGTCTGCCTGCATCGACGGCGGCCACGTTGTCGAAGGGACAGCAGCTCAAGGTGTTGTGCACCGGCGGCGGCGAGGTGATTGGATCACCTGTTCTTGAGGATTGCGCCGTCCAGTAAGGCAGCGGTGCCGGCCTACCAGCCGGGAATCTTGAACGCTGAAGGCCGAAGAGGGCACCCGAAGGGGTGCCCTTTTTTGTAGCCGTGCTTGCAACGTGCCGTCCGCGACAGCCCGCGAAGTGAATGCAGCGAGGCTAAGGCGGTCGCCCCGATTCCCTTTGCCATGGCCTCTTTCACTGCGGTTGACCTGTCCAAGCTGCAGGCGCCAGACCTCATCGATGAGCTGGACTTCGAGGCCATCTTCGCTCAGGCGATGACCCAGCTTGTCACCCTGATTCCCGAGTTCACCGCGCTGGTGGAGTCCGACCCGGTCTACAAACTGGTGCAGCTGTTCTGCGCGCGAGAACTGGCACTTCGCCAGACCATCAACGACAAGGCGCGCCAGTGCATGCTGGCTTTCGCAACCGGCACTAATCTGGACCACATCGGCGCGCTGTTCGGCGTCGCCCGTCTGACGCTGGATCCTGGCAATGCTGACCAGGGCATTGCGCCGACGCTGGAGCCCGACGTGGACCTGCGCCGTCGCATACAGCTCGCGCCGGAAGGCTTCAGCGTCGCCGGGCCGGAGGGTGCCTACATCTTCCACGCACTGAGCGCGCACCCCGACGTGCTCGACGCCAGTGCAACCAGCCCGAACCCGGGCGATGTCGTGGTGACCATTCTGTCCCGGCAGGGCGACGGTGCCGCCGGCGCCGCCGTGATCGAGGCGGTGACCAACGCGTTACGCGATGACGACGTGCGCCCGCTCACCGATGCGGTGACGGTGCAGAGCGCGCAGATCGTGCCCTTCGAGATCCACGCCCGGGTCTACACCTTCGCCGGCCCGGACTCGGCGGTCGTCATGGCCGAAGCCATGCGCCGGCTCAATGCCTACCTGGCCGAATCCCACCGCATCGGCCGCGACGTACCCGAATCGGCGATCAAGGCGATGCTGTTTGCAGATGGCGTGCAGCGCGTGGAGCTGGACGCGCCGGTCGGCGACGTGGTCATCAGCCGCACCCAGGCGCCGTTCTGCACGCTGATCGACGTCGAGCATGCCGGCGTCGATGAATAACGGCCTGCCGCAGAACTCTACAGCGCTTGAGCAGGCCCTGGCTGCGCTCACCACGCGCCTGGAGGCCATCCCTACGCCGCTGCCTGACCTGTGGGACGCCGACGCCTGTCCTGCCGACCAGCTGCCGTGGATGGCCTGGACGCTCTCCCTGGACGACTGGCAGCCCACCTGGAGCGAGCCGGTCAAACGCCAGCGCGTGCGCAGCGCCATTGCGATCCAGAGGCGCAAGGGAACGGCCAACAGCGTGCGCATGGTGGTGCAGTCCTTTGGCGGGGCGGTGGCCATCCGCGAGTGGTGGCAGACCGAGCCGCGCGGCCTGCCGCACACCTTCGATCTCTCGCTGACGCTCACCGGCGCCGACGGCCAGACCGCCAGCGCCCGTTTCGTCAACGAGGTCATTGCCGAGGTCGAGCGCACCAAGCCAGTGCGATCCCACTTCACCTTCACTCAAGGCTTCCAAGCAGAGGCGCGCGTAGGCGTGCTGGCCGTCGCGCGGCCAGCGGTCTACCGCCGTCTGCTGATGGAAGCCCAATAACTGGACCTGCCCATGCCCGGACTGAAGCTCCAAGTCACCAACGCCGGCCGCGCTGCCCTGGTCAACGCGCCCAACACGGGCACCAATGCCGTGCTTGTCAGCCACGTCGGCATCGCCACCGCACCGTTCACCGTGTCGGCTGCGCTCACCGCTCTGCCGAGCGAGCTGAAGCGCCTGGCGACGGTGGGCGGCACCATTGCCGCCGAAGACACCATCCACGTGTCCGTGCGCGACGAGTCAACTTCCGCCTACGACTGCTACGGCTTCGGGCTCTACCTGGCAGACGGGACGCTGTTCGCGGTCTACAGCCAACCCGAGCTGCTGCTCGGCAAGGCGGCCGGCGCGATGATGTTGCTGGCGCTGGACGCAGTGTTCGCCGATATCGACGCGCAGCAGATCACCTTCGGTGCGACCAACTTCATCGACCCGGCGGCGACCACGGAGCTGCCCGGCGTGGTGGAGCTGGCAACCGAGACCGAAGCTACCGACGGTACCGACAAAATTCGCGCGATCACCGCGTGGCTGTTGAAGAAAGTGCTCGATGCCCGGCTCGGTGCCGCGGCGCCGTCAGAATTCGTCAAGTCGCTGCTCGGCTTGGGCACTGCGGCGCTGTTCCGCACCGCACTGGAGCTGAAAAGCGCCGCACTGAAGGATGAGGGGGCCAACAACGGCCTGGACGCGGACAAGCTCGACGGTCAGCACGGCGCCTGGTACCGCGAGTGGGCCAACCTGACGGGCGTTCCCTCTACCGCGATCTCCTGGCCTACCTGGGACCAGGTGCAACTCAAGCCGGCGACCTTTCCGCCCTCGGCGCACTCGCACCCGGAGTACCTCGCCAAGTCCGGCGGCGAAATGACGGGTCAACAAAAGTTCACCGGCAACATCAACCAGATCAGCATGCTCAACGGTGGCTATGAGCGGCTGTGGATTCTGTCCGTTACCGGCGACTGCGGAGTCTTTGATCAGAACGCAGGTTCGTGGGGCTTTCGGTACACACCTGCCGGTGACTTCTACGCGCGCAGGGGAATGGGTGCGGCCGGCACGATCACTGGGGACATCAACGGCACAGGAGCAGTTGCGGCATTTCAGATCGGCAACGATTCCGCGCTGTGGGATATCAACGTCGGCAATGCGGCTGGACTTCGTGGCGTCGGCAATCCCGCCTTGGGCGTCCTGTTCTTCGGTTCCAGCAACCAAGTGTATTACGGTACGTCCCAGACCTCGGCCGCAATTTCGGGCAACGGGGTTCAGAATTATCACCAAACCAACGTGGCTGGTGGCGGACCGCATTACCAGTTTTGGGACAGCCAGCACATCGCCTATTACAAGCGAGCTGGTGTCTACGGGTTCTATTGGCGCAAGAACAACACCGGAGCGCCCAACGGGCCCGGCGAAGTCGAGCTGATGAACCTCAGCGACGCCGGCAAGCTCTGGACCTTGAGCGGCTATGGCTGGGGCTCCTCGCGCAAGCTCAAGGACATTATCGGCGCCTCACCCTACGGTCTCACTGAGGTTGAGCAAATGTCCGTCCATCTTGGCCGCTACAAGCCTGCCTACAACCCCGACGGGCGTGTGCGGTTGTTTCTGGACGCAGAGCAGCTGCTGGAAATGATGCCCGAGACCGTGGATGCAGAAGGCGTCGCGTTCAACGGGGAGCAAGTCCCCGGCGTGCAGTTCGACCAGCTTTTGCCCGTGGCGTTCAACGCCATCAAGCAGCTTTCCCACATCGTGCGCGACCTGCAGGCCCAAGTCGCAGACCTGCGCGTCACCCACTGAAACCAAGCGAGGATCCAATGGACACCAACTCCCGCATCCGCAACCTGGCACCCGGCGTCGATGTAGAGCGCATCGCTGTCGAGTCGCACTTCTTCTACGACCCACTGACCGGCAACGCCAACGTGGTCTTTCAGGGTATGGAGTTCCTGATTCTTGATGGCGCGGTCAACAAGATGCTCGACGGGCGCGAGCCACTGACCACGACTTCGGATGAGATCGCCGTGCGCCAATTCGCGGCTGGACTGTCGGATCCAGTGACCGGCCAGGATCTGTCCAACATCAGCGCGGCCGGCATCGTGATCTACCTCAAGGCGGTGTACGACACCTTGCACAACGAGCGCGCCGCAGCCGAAGCCGCCGCGCAGGCTGCATGGCAAGCCACCGTGCCGATGGCGCCTGGAAACGGCCAGGAGTAAGCCATGCCCAGCGGCTACGCCAATCCTGCCGGCACGGACTTGGACGACGTCTTCGACGCCTACGTGCAGGGCGACAGGGCGATCGCCACGGGCTACTTCACCAGCGATGGCAACGACCTGAATCAGCGGTACGCGCCGCTGATCTTCGGCGCCAAGGCCGCCGACGTCGGCTACTCCGACAACTCTGGCACCGACGTAAGCAACCGTTTCGCCGCGAAGGGCACGGCGCAGTACACCTTGGCGTTCCACGGCAAGTTCTATCAGACAACTCGCCTGGCCCTGACGAACGAAAACACCAATGTCAGTGCGGTGACCACCATCTCGTTGGCCGCCAACGGAACTTGGGGCATCGGTGCGGCAAACGGCTCGCCCACGTCGGGCACTTGGCTTCCGGCCGGGCGGTCAGTGTCCGAGTACAGCATCCAGATCGAAGTCTCGGGCAACAGCCGAGTCACGGTAACCAACGGCGCCGCCTCCTACGTGCCGGCTAGCAGCGGCGCCGGTGCAACGTTCCAAGCTACGGTACGCGGCGCCAGCAGCGACAACATCGAAGAAACGCTCACCGTGAGGGTCAACTTGCGGCACTCCTCGGGCCTGGTCACTACCAGCACGTTCTCCGCATACCTGAAAGCAACGGGCTACTTGTAGCCCGTTGCCCTACGGGCCGGGCCACGTGAGCACTCGCACGCGCGCGAGGACCATGGACGCATGGCCTCGCCCGACCACGCCCGCAACCTCTCCAACCTGATCCGCCTTGGCACCATTGCCGAGGTGGACCTGCAGGCGCGCCTGTGTCGCGTCCAGTCCGGCGAGCTGCAGACCGACTTCCTGCCGTGGCTGGTGCCGGCCGCCGGCGCCCTGATCGTGTGGGCTGCGCCCACCGTAGGCGAGCAAGTCCTGGTCCTGTCGCCGGACGGGGAGACCATGGGTGGCGTGGTGCTGCGCGGGCTGTACTCCGATGCCTTTCCCGCGCCCGGCGCCGGCGCCGACCTGACCCTGGTGCAGTTCGGTGACGGCGCGGTGGTGAGCTACGACGCCGCCGCGCACCAACTGCTGGCCACCCTGCCCGCCGGTGGCAAGGCCGAGGTCACCGCCGACGGCGGCGTCACCATCAATGGCCCGCTCACCGTCAACGGCGAGACGGTGATAAATGGCAAGACCACGGTCAACGACGACGCGCATATCACCGGCACGGCCACGGCCGACACCGACGTGCTCGGCGGCGGCATCAGCCTGAAGAACCACAAGACCACTGGCGTCACGCCTGGCACGGGCCTGTCGAGCGTGCCGGCATGAGGGGCATGGACGCGACCACCGGCAAGTGGATTGAGAGCGATGCGCACCTGGCCCAGTCGATCGCGCAGATCCTCACCACGCCGCTGAGCACGCGCGTTCAGCGTCGCGACTTCGGCTCGCTACTGCCGGAGCTGATCGACCAACCGTTCAACGACGCCACCCGTGTGCGCCTGTATGGCGCCACGGCCACCGCGCTGCAGCGCTGGGAACCACGGCTGGCGCTCAAGCGCGTGGGCCTGGCGCGCGGCGAGGTGCCCGGTTCCTTCGTGCTGACCATCGAAGGTCAGCGCACCGACGTTGCGCCGGCCAACGCGCACACCCGCCTGACCATTCCCCTCCGCTTCCGCTCGTCCTGACCGAGGAATCTGCATGCCCACCACCACTTACCACCATGGCGTTCGCGTTGTCGAAGTCAGCGCCGGTACCCGCGCCATCCGCACCGTCGCTACCGCTGTCCTCGGCCTGGTCGCCACTGCCACCGATGCCGACCCGCTTGTCTTCCCGCTCAACAAAGCCGTGCTGATCACCGATGTGCTCGGTGCCATTGAGAAGGCCGGCGTGGACGGCACCCTGCGCAAGGCACTGCAGGGCATCGCCAGCCAGTGCAACCCCGTCGCCGTCGTCGTGCGCGTGGCCGAAGGCGCCGATGAGGCGGCCACCACCACCAACGTCATCGGTGAGGCGGCCTCCAGCGGCTACACCGGCGTGCAGGCGCTACTCGCCGCCCAGGCACAGCTGGGCGTGCGTCCGCGCATCCTCGGCGCCCCCGGCCTGGATACCCAACCGGTGGTGGTGGCACTGGCGGCCGTGGCCAAGAAGCTGCGCGCAATGGTCTACGCTCGCGCCGTGGGCGATAGCACCACCGAAGTGATCACCTACCGGGGCCAGTTCTCCGACCGCGAGATCATGCTGATCTGGCCGGACTTCACCAGCTGGGACACTACCGCCAGCGCCACGGCTGAGATCTACGCCACCGCCTGCGCGATGGGCCTGCGGGCGCAGATCGACCAGCAGCAGGGCTGGCACAAGAGCCTGTCCAACGTTGCCGTGGGCGGCGTAACGGGTATCTCGCACGACGTGCACTGGGATCTGCAGAACCCCAACACCGATGCCGGCGTGCTCAACGAAGGCGACGTCACCACGTTGATCAATTTCAACGGCTATCGCTTCTGGGGCTCGCGCACCTGCGCCGAGGACACCAACTTCGAGTTCGAGACCGCCACGCGCACCGCGCAGATTCTGGCTGACACCATCGCCGAAGGCGTGGCTTTCTACGTGGACAAGCCGATGCATCCCTCGCTGGTCAAAGACCTGCTGGAGACCATCAACGGGAAGTTCCGAGACCTCAAGGCGGGCGGCTACATCATCGACGCAGAGGCGTACTACGACGCCACGCAGAACAGCTCCCAGACGCTGTCGTTGGGCGAACTGCAGATCAACTACGACTACACCCCGGTGCCGCCGCTGGAGAACCTGCAGCTCAACCAGAAGATCACCAGCAGCTACCTGGACGACTTCGCCGACCGCATCACCGCCTAACGGCCGCGGCGCGCCCAACCAGGCGCGCCCCCGCCCTTGCCCTAATCCACGGAGAACGAAATGGCTCTGCCCAAGAAGCTCAAGCACTTCAATATGTTCGGCGACGGCGTCAGCTGGCTCGGTCAAGCGGTCGAGATCAAGCTGCCGGTGCTCTCGCGCAAGATGGAGGAATACCGCGCCGCCGGCATGAACGGCCCTATCAGTCTGGACTTCGGCCAGGAAGCCCTGGAGCTGGAAACCAAATTCGGCGGCCCGATGCGCGATGTGCTCAACCAGTACGGCGTCACCACCCACAACGGCGTGATGTTGCGCTTTGCCGGTAGCTACCAGACCGAAGACACCGCGCAGGTCGATGCGGTGGAGGTGATCGTGCGCGGTCGCCACAAAGAGATCGACATGGGCACGGCCAAGAGCGGTGACGACACCGAGTTCACCGTTAAGTCGGCGCTGAGCTACTACAAGCTGACCATCAACGGCGTAACGGTGATTGAGATCGACTTCATCGGCATGAAGGAAATCGTCAACGGCGTCGATCGCCTGGCCGAACACCGCGCCGCCATCGGTGCATAGGCCGCCGCCGGCACGCAACCCACCGGCCCGGGTCGATCCCGGGCCCCACATTTCCGCGAGAGAGCACCCTATGTCCGCCAAGACCCCGATCTTTTCCAACCCCGTCGCGCTCGAAGAGCCCATCGTTCGCGGCGAGCAGACCATCGACAGCGTGCAGGTGCGCAAGCCCGGCGCCGGCGAGCTGCGCGGCACCAAGCTGACCGACCTGCTGCAGATGGACGTGGCCGCACTGCAGCTGGTGCTTCCGCGCGTGACGCAGCCCATGTTGACCGGGCCGGACATTGCCAAGCTCGAACCGGCCGATCTGCTCGCGCTGGGAGGCGAGCTGGTCAATTTTTTGTTGCCGAGGTCGGAGCGGGCGATCGCCTCCCCGACTGCGTAGAAGATGCGATGGCCGATATCGCGGTCATCTTTCACTGGCCACCGTCCGCCATGGACGACTGGTCAATCCAAGAACTGGCGGCGTGGCGCGAACGTGCCCGCCTCCGTAGCGGAGCCGAGTGATGCTACAGTCCGCCCATGGCCATCATCGCCACATTGGTTGCCCTCGCCATCCTCGTCAGCATCGTGCTGGCAGCCATCGCCCTGGGCGGGCTGTTCTCGCGCGGCGCACGCAGGATGTTCGGCACCCGCGACTGACCCATGAGGCCGCCTGATGGCGGCCTCCGACAATCTGCGCCTGCAGGTCATCCTGTCGGCCGTCGATCGAGTCACCGGTCCCTTCAAAAAGATCATGAGCGGCAGTAAGGGCGTGGCCGGCGCCCTGCGCCAGCAACGTGATGCCCTGCGCCAGCTCAACGCCCAGCAGCGCGACGTGGGCGCCTATCGCGAGCAGGTAGGTCTGGCGCGCCAGGCCAAGGCCGCGATGGATAGCCAGCGCCAGGCCGTGCGAACGCTGGCCCAGCAGCTCAAGGCGACCGACGCTCCTAGCCAGAAGCTGACGGCCGACTTTGACCGCGCGGTGCGCGTGGCGCGCGAGCTGAAGGTGGCACACGGCCAGCAGGAAGCGGCGCTGCAGCGCGTCCGCACGCGCCTGGAAGCGGCCGGCGTCAGCACGCGAGACCTGGTGTCCCATGAGCGCCGCCTGCGCACCGAGATCACCGCCACCACCGCGGCGATGCAGGCAAGCCAGGCGCGGCTGGCCAAGCTCGATGCGGCCCAGCGCCGCGCCGGCAAGATGCACAGCGCCGGTATGTCCGCTGCAGCACACGGTGCCGGCGCCCTGTTCGTTGGCCAGCGCGCCCTGCGCGCCGAGGCGCTACCCGTGGGCCAGGCCATGGAGTTCGAGTCGGCCATGGCCGATGTGCGCAAGGTCGTCAACTTCGACACCCCACAGCAGTTCAAGCAGATGGGCACCGACATCGAGAACCTGTCGATGCGCCTGCCGCTGCTGCCCACGGAAATCGCGCAGATCGTCGCCGCCGCCGGCCAGGCCAACATCCCGCGCCAGGAGCTGGTCCGCTTTGCCGAAGACGCGGCGAAGATGGCCGTGGCATTCGACAGCACCGCCGAGGATTCAGGCCAGACCATGGCCACCTGGCGCACCGCCTTCCGTATGACCCAGGACGGCGTGACCAGCCTGGCCGACAAGATCAACTACCTGGGCAACACCGGCCCGGCCAACGTCAACAAGATCACCGACGTGGTCAACCGCATCGGCGCATTGGGCGAGGTGGCCGGTTTGCAGTCCGGTCCGCTGGCCGCACTCGGCGCCACGGTCGCCGGCATGGGCATCGAGTCGGAAGTCTCGGCCACCGGCATCAAGAACATGCTGCTCACCTTGGCCGCCGGCGATGCGGCCACGAAGCAGCAGCGCAACTCGTTCAAGCGCCTGGGCATCGATGCTGCGCAGATGGCCAAGTTCATGCAGCGCGACGCCGGCGGCGCCATCGTCTCGGTACTGGAGAAACTACGGCAGCTTCCCAAGGCCGAACAGGCCGCGGTGATGACCAAGTTGTTCGGCCGCGAATCGATCGGCGCCATCGCGCCGCTGCTGACCAACCTGGAGCTGCTGGAAACCAACTTTCGCAAGGTGAGCGACGCCCAGGTCTACGGCGGATCGATGGCCGCCGAATATGCCTCGCGCGTGGCCACTTCTGCCAACGCGCTGCAGCTGGCCAAGAACACTGCCGTAGTGCTGTCGCAATCGATCGGCGCCACCCTGCTGCCGGACTTCAATGCCCTGGCGCGGCGCGTAGCCGGCGTGGTGGTGCAGATGACCGAGTGGATCCGTGCCAACCCGGAGTTGGTAGCCACGCTCGCCAAACTGGTGGTCGGCGGCACGGCGCTGGTCACGGCGCTGGGCGGGCTACTCATCGCCGGCGGCACTGCCGCCATGGCGCTGTCGCAGATCCACAACGCGGTGGCGCTACTGAGCGGCGGCCAAGGGCTCGGCGGCCTGTTTGGCCAAGTGATGAGCCTGGCCGGTCGCGCGTTCCCGATGCTCCTCAACGTCGGCCGGATGCTGCTGCCACTGCTGGGCGGCATCAGCCTGCCGGTGCTGGCCATCGGCGCGGCCTTGGCCGTGGTCGCCGCCCTGGTGTGGAAGTACTGGGGGCCGATCAAGGCGTTCATGGCCGGCGTCTGGCAGGGCCTGCAGGACGCCTTCGGCCCGGTCCTGGCCGAGCTGCGCACCGCGCTGGCGCCGCTGGCGCCGTTGTGGAACACGATCTCCGGGGCGATGGGCAAGGCCTGGGAGTGGGTCAAGCAGCTCTTCGCCCCGTTCCAGGCCACCAGCGAACAGCTGCAGGGCGCCACCGACGCCGGCAGGGGCTTCGGTCAGATCCTTGGCTCGGTGCTGGTGATGCAACTGCAGCTGGCGGTGAAGGCGATCGGCTGGCTCGTCAACGCTTTCGTGGCCGTTCTACCGACGATCAAGGCTGTGCTCGGCGGTGTGTGGCAATACGTCCAGGGCATTTGGTCGCTGATCGTGGGCGTGTTCACTCTCAATGGTGACCGGATCCGCGAGGGGCTGGGCCAGCTCTGGAACGGCATCAACGGCGTCCTCGCCGGCTGGCCAGCGCGCCTGCTGCAGGCCGGCGTGGCGATGATCGACGGCCTGGTGAACGGTATCCGCTCGCGCATCGGCGCCGCCGGCGCGGCCATCGCTGGTGTCGGCAGCACCGTGATCGGCCAGTTCAAGTCGCTGCTCGGCATTCATAGCCCCTCGCGCGTATTCGCCCAGCTCGGCGGCTACACGATCGAAGGCCTCACCCAGGGCGTGCAGCGCGCCCAGAACGCGCCCGTGGCCGCCGTGGCCGCCATCGGCGCCCGGATGGCAGCCGCAGGCGCCGGCGCGGCGCTGGTGGCCGCTACGGGCCCTGCGATGGCCGTAGACACGCGACCGCCGCTGACCGCACCCGCTCGCGCTGCAGCCGCACCCGCCGCCGGTGACCACATCGAGATCCACCTGCACGCCGCGCCCGGCATGGATGAGAAGGCGCTCATCGCAATGATGCGGCGCGAGCTGGATGCCCTCTCCCGCGAGAAGGCTGCGCGCCAGCGCTCGGGCCTGCGCGACAACGACCACTGAGGCAACCGCGATGATGATGAGCTACGGCACCTTCGTGTTCTCCCTGCCGACCCTGGCCTACCAGGAGCTGCAGCGGCAGCAGACCTGGCGCTTCGGCGCCAGCGAGCGCGTAGGCGCGCGCGCAGCGCTGCAATACCTGGGCGAAGGCGAGGACACCATCGAGCTGTCCGGCCTGCTGGCGCCGGAGCTGACCGGCACACGCGACTCGCTGGATACGCTGCGCGAGCTGGCGCTTGATGGCCAGGCACTGCCGTTGGTCGATGGCGCCGGCATCGTGTACGGCAACTACGTGCTGACCAACCTGCGCGAAACCAACTCCATCTTCTTCGCCGATGGCACGCCCCGCCGCATCGAGTTCTCGATCTCCCTGCGGCGCGAGGACAGCACGCCGCAGCCGGGAGCCACGGCATGACGGCCGTTCCGGCATGGCGCGTGGTGCTGGACGGCCAGGATCTGACCGACAGGATCGCGCCGCGGCTGATCGACCTGACCTTGACCGAAGACCGTAGCGGCGAAGCCGACCAGCTGGACCTTCGCCTGCACGACCACGACGGCAAGATGGCGCTGCCGCGCCGGGGCGTCACCTTGGCCGTGGCCATCGGCTGGAAGGACAGCGGCCTGGTCGACAAAGGCACCTTCGAGGTGGACGAGGTCGAGTACAGCGGCTCGCCGGATGTGATTTGTATTCGCGCCCGAAGCGCGAACCTCACGCAAAGTTTGCGCAATCGCCGCGAGCGCAGCTGGCACGCCACGACGCTGGGGGACGTGGTGCGCGCGATCGCCGGGGAACACGGACTGACCGCGCGTGTGGCCGACACGCTCGCCGGCGTTGCGTTGCCACATCTGGACCAGGCCAACGAGAGCGACGCCAATCTGCTCACGCGCCTGGGCAAGCGATTCGACGCCACTGCCACGGTCAAGAATGGCACGCTGATCTTCGGGCCCATCGGCACTGGCAAGACCGCAAGCGGTAAGGAGCTGTCCACCTTCCTCCTCACCCGCCGCGACGGTGACCAGCATCGCTACAGCGTAGCCGATCGCGACGCCTATAGCGGCGTGCGCGCCTACTGGAACGACAAGAAGGGCGCGCGGCGCAAGTCCGTGCTGGTTGGCAAGGATGACAATGCCAAGTCGCTACGCGAGACCTACGACAGCGAGAAGTCGGCGCGCGAGCACGCCGCCGCTGAATTCAAGCGCGTACGGCGTGGCGAGGCCAAGTTCGACTTCACGCTGGCGCTGGGCCGCGCCGACCTGACGCCGGAGACCATCGTGCAGGTGCGGGGCTTCAAGCCCGAGATCGACAGCCAACGATGGCTGGTGGCTAAGGCGAGCCACACCGTCATGGGATCAAACGGCTTCATCACGGCGTTGGAGCTGGAAACAGCCATTGATTAATGGCTTGCGCATCCCCCTGTCGCCTCGGGCATCATGCCGATAGTGGCCGGCGTGTGGTCGCAATTTCTGCCGACCCCGTTCGGTCCTGGTAGTGCGGCACCGGTGGTTTCTTACACAATCTGAACGGTGAACATTCTTTCGCCAGTTCGGGGAAAAATAGCTAGACAACCCCCGGAGGCCGGAGGTAATGTTTCGCCCGTCGCCGCCCAATCGGCGACCGGGTTTGACAGCCCGAGTTACGGCGGCGAAAGCCGCATTGAGCATGCTCTGCGGCTTTTTTCGTGCCCTTGCATCGCCCCTTTCTATGGGCGGCCGGGCGGGGAGGCCGCGAGGCCTGCCGGTGCCGTAGCCGGTCTGTCAACCTCGTCCGGTCGTCCACCTCGTTTGACAGCGAGGTGGGCGGTTCTATCACTCGATCCCGAGAACTACGGCATGAAACCAATCGATTCCTCAAACGCCGCGCAGGCGCGCGATATCGCCTATTACTTTGGCCAGGTGGCCGACACCTTGGAGTGGGAGCGCGACGCCTGGATGGCGCTGTCCGTGAAGCTCAGCGCCATGGGCAAGCCCGCCTCCTCCCTTACCCTCGCCGACGTGGCGGCTGCGATCGCCGCCGTCAATGCCGAGGCGGAAGGTGGTGCAGCTTGAGCCCCGTCGCTGGCGACCTTCCGCACAACTCCAGGAAGGCGGGGTCCGGCATTCGCTATACGCTGATGGAGGATGACTACAGCCGGCTGCATCAAGTATGGGAAGTCTTGGACATGCTCTCGATGCTGAGCGAAGGTATGGGCACGGCGATTTCACTCGACCACGTAGCGGCTGTGTCCGGTTACGCCGCGCGGGACTTGAATGAGGCTCTGGCTAACCTGGTGCGTTCTACCCCCTCTCCATGATCACTGGTGGGGCATGGACGCCCCGCCCTACTCATAGAAGAACTCCTTGTATCGTCGCTTGAATTCAGCCCATAGGCCGGGGACGCGGGTTTCACTCAATGGCGGGCGCCGGAGATCCAGCTCGGCTATCGCAATCGCGTTGTCATGGTGATGGCGTCGCATAACGGCAAAATTGCGACGCAGCCAGCTGCTCATCTGTGCGAACGTGACTGCTGCCAGCATCCCGAAGATCACCACGAACAAGGCCAGCACGTCCGACGTTGACGCATCTTGACCGGCAATGCCGTAGCTCGCTTTCGCTGTGACCTGGGCCTCGAGCACGAACACCATCACACCGAACGCAAGGCGCGCCGCCCGCTCGTTGGATGCCTTGTTCGACTTCCCCGCCTGGGCGGCCAGTTCTTCGTCGTCCAGAAGGTTGACCGGAACTCT